CAAGAGTTTTTCGTTCGAAAAACGAACAGCTTTTCAAAGATTATCCATAAATCTGTTGTAAGCCATGCGAATGCTGCCCTCGGTATTGTTCCCGCCTACTTTCTCGGCAATTTTCTGCCACGAGAAATTATACACGCAGCGGCAGCAGACAATTTCCCGAAGTACATCATCAAAAATGCCGTTTATGAAATCAAGCCGTTCTTTAAGCTGCGCTTCTTTTTCGGCAATTTCCTGCGCCAACAGAAGCTTGCGTTCGGCGATTCGTGCAACCTTATCGGATACGCCAAAGCTGCGAGAAGCACTCGGAACAGGAGAACCGACAAGCGAACGGCTGTTGAGTTCGTCAAATTTGGCTTTGAGCTTTCTGATATCATATTCGATTTCACGGATATTTTCCAAATCCTGCTTTGTCATCTGTCACCGAACCTTTCCGCAGCGTAGAATATAATTAAAGCCGCTGTTGATATGATTATAAACCAATCAATTGTCATGATGTCACTCCTTATTGTTTATTGCACGCGTGCGTTCTCATGCTTCCCGCTGCCGCCGCGCTTCGTATTCTCCCGTCGAATATCCGCGAAATCTCCCTGCATTGGGGACAGTCGGATTTCTCCGCTTCGAGCAGCACGCGCGAAATCTCGGTCATGCGGCGCATATGCTCGGCGCAAACCCTCTCGGAGAGCGCCATAACCTCAAAGCTCTTGATTGACTTCGCCTTGTCAAGCTTCGCCTGATGTTCGGTGATTGTGCCGTCGGAATAGGCGGCGTAGATGTTCCGCGCGATTGTGTACAGCATTTGCTCCGACAGATTTATTCCCTCGGGAACAGGCTGTTTTTTGCGGGCAAGCTCATATATTTCATTTGCTGTCATAAATTACACCTCTGATATTATAATTCTTATTTAATTTGCAGTATTATATATTATTTATTTATTCATAACTATAATACCACGGATTTATCTGCATTTTACTGCAAGATAATGTTACACTCCGTACACCTTGTTACACGTTCGGGTGTAACAGCTAAAGCCGCATGAATAAACGCTTTGCGATATGTGTTACACCTGAACACCCGATTTTGAGATTTCCTATATGGGACGCATTTTGTTTCCGCTTGGAATTTATGTACGAATTTTATAAAGGGTATCTCCGTTTGGGTGTAACAAGTGTAACTTTTGGCATTGAATTAATGTTTTACAGTTCGGGCAGCTCTTCTTCCTCTTCGGAAACATTCATTGCCAGATGAACACACCGCGTCAAGACACCGCCGATTCTCTTAGGGACGGTATTCTTCCCGCAGTTCCGCTCAATATATCCCTTCTGATTGAGCCACGACAAAAGCGACGCGGAATTATATCCGCCCTCGTCGCACAGCCGCACGAACACCGACTTTATTATGTATACGTCGTCATGCGTTCCGAGCGCTCCCCACAGGTCAATCGGGCGGTCGCTCTGAATGAAATGAAGCTGATTTGAAGCCACCTGCTCGCAGATGTACTCATAGGCTCTCGGGTTCGCGGAAACCTCGTCCTTCGTCTTGAGGAACTCCGCGATTTCGTCAACGGTGAGCTGCGTTTCCTCGTCGAAGGCTATCTCCGCGGCAAGAGCGTCCGCCGTCAGTATCAGCGCCGCGGACTGCGCTTGCTTCTGCGTGATTTTCCGCGCGGTAAGCTCGTCCGTGTAGCGCTCGAGCAGCTCTTCCGCGTGCTTCATAACGCCGTCCTTTTCGAGGTACGCCACAAAGGCTTTCCCGAAAAATCCGTAATTCTCCTGCACAAACGCCGCAACGCTTCTCGGAGCTTCAAAAAACTTCGATTTGCACTCGCACTCGACAACGCGGTTGACCGCGCCGCCGTTGCTTCTGCCCGTGTTTATAGGCTTCTCGCCCGTCGATATGGTGCAGTTCTTCCAGTAGGCAACGTTGTCCAAGCCGCCCTGCTTGTTGCCGCGAGAACGTCCGCTGCCCTCGGTCAGCATATAAATCAGCGCGTCCATTTCCTTTTTGCTGTCAACAATCTGCAATTCGTCCAAAAAGTACGGCAGAGAGCCGCTGAACGCCGCGCCCTTTTCGTTTCCGACGTAGGTGGAATTGAACGTCGTGATGAGGTAGGAAATCGTAGGATTGCCCCAAATCGAAGCTGCGCACATCATCAGCACGGTTTTCGCGCTCTCGCTTTCGCCCCACAAATGCAGCCAAAAGCAGTTGCAGTACAGCGGCTTCACAAGCGCCGAAGCAAGGCTTGCCGCGAAGGTAATTCTCGCGATAATATTCGGATTTTCGCGGATATTCGTCTTGATGAATTCGAGCCATTTCCCGAAATCTCCGCGCGTCGAAACCGCGTCAAAGCGCTTTTTGTACTCCGCTTCGCCGTCGAAAACAACGCCGCCCACATACGGCACGAACTCGCGCCCCTCGCCCCTGTCAATCCAGCCCAAGCGCGTCACGCACTCGATTTCGGGGAGAAGCTCGGGGTTAGCCTGTTCGACGTCGTAGAAGTAGCTCACAAGGCTCTTTGCGGTTTCGCTCGTCACGCTTATCCCCACGTCGGCGAGGTCGGTGATTTTGCTTACGGCGGAGATTGTTTTGCGGTCGACAATTATTTGCCGCCACTGCTTTCCGCGCCAAAACGCAAGCTTTACCTTCTCCACGCCCGTGTCAATGTTGCGCATACGCGCGACGGGCATAATCGGGTGCGGACAGGCGCAGACAATTCCGCGCTCCGTCGGCATTCTCACGCCGCCCGCGTCGCACGTCCAGCCGCCGCATTTGAGCGCAAGCGGCTGATGAGGGAAGTCGGTGACGTTGCCGACATTGTCGTCCGCGCCCTCTCTCGTCGCGAGGTACGCCTTGTACAGCGACATGAAGTTGTTCACCTTCACGGATTTCGCCTGATTTGACATTTTCGCCATGAGCTTGTCGTGCGCGAATTTGTCGGCGTGGTAGAGGTAGAGGTAGTCATACGGCTCCGAGCCGTCGAGAAAATCGCTCTGCGTGTAGTCCTTTATCTCTTTGGGGAACATCTCCGCGAGCGACTGCGCGACGCTTTCGTCGGGAGTACCGTTGTGCGCTTTTGCGGATAATTCGATTGCTTCTTCGATTGTCATTTCCGCACCCCCGTCATCTCTTTGTAATTGCGCCAGTAGTAATAGAAAATCTCGAGCATTTTCGCGGCGGATTTGTCCTTTTCCGCGCAGAACTCCACGCCGAAGCGATAGCGGTTCGCGCAGTGCCAGCCTTTCACGGTCGGATATACAAGCGCGCCGATTGCCTTGATTTTGCGCTGATTGTCGCGCTTCATCTGCCAGTCGGGGACTTCGTAAGCGCGAAGCTCTTCCCAAGAGGAAACGCCCTCAATCAGCAGCGTGAACTGCTTCGCAAGCTGTGAAGCGGAGTAAAGCTCCTTTTCAATGCGCCCTCTGTCGGACATGATGTTGCCGTAGATTTCGTCAACGCTCGCCTTGCGTTCCACCGCGCAGGACAGCGAAAAATCGCGCCCCTCCGCCGTGAACGAATAGTCGCCGTAGTCGAGCTTGCGTTCTTCCGTCATTATCCCCATTTGCGAGAGCGAGGAGAGAATATGCTCGTTTTTCTGCTCCCTCGTGTCGTAAAGCACCGTGACGGATTTCATGAATGTTTTTTTGTCAATCGCCATTGTGTCACCATCAGAACGGATAGCCGTAATCGGTTTCCGCGGCAGGCTCGGGAGCGCTTGCGACGGGCGGCAGAGAGCCGCGGCTCGAGGAGCTGTTTGACTTTTCTCCCGTGAAGCTTACGCGGTCGGCGATAATCTCATACCAAGTGGCATTGCCGCCGTTTTTGTCGGTGAAGGAGCGGGTTTGAAGCTCTCCCTCGACCAAAATCATGCTGCCCTTGCCGAAATATTTTGCGACAAACTCGCCCTGCTGCCGCCATGCGACAATGTTGAAGAAGTCGGACTTCTTTTCCTCGCCTTTGGCTTGATAGCGCCTGTCCACCGCAATGCGAAACGAGCAGACATTCACGCCCTGCGGCGTTGATTTGAGTTCGGGAGCGCTTGTGAGCCGTCCCATCATGATAACCTTATTGAACATAACCGTTCTGTCCTTTCTTGAATTTAGGCAACACCGCACAAAGACCGCCTTACGGCTTTGTTGCACATCTGCTTGCATATTTTCCGTCATCTTGCACAATTCGTCCTAGCAAGGCGTCAGCCTTGCGTCGTCCTCGTTGTACAATCTAACGAAAAATCTGACTGCGCATCTGCACAACAATCTTTGTGCGGTGTTGCCTTGAATTTCATGATTATAATACATTGTACGCAACTGCAAAAAACTGCAAAGTTCGGCGATTGGACGGATTAGTCCGCGCAGATTATCTCGTCCTTGTAATTTACGGCGCGGGTAAGCTTTCGTGTGAATTTGCAGAAGCCGCATTTCTCGCAGCGCTGCGGAACAAGCTGCCCCCGTTTGATTTTGTCAAACCTCGGACTAAGGCTCTTTACCGCTTCGAGTTGCTCGTCAAGCGTTTCGTCGGGTATCCAGTATATGCGCAGGTCGGGTTCTTTCTCCTTTGTGACGGCGGCGATATAGAACGGCAGGCTTTTCCCCGTGTTCTGACGGACAATCTCGCGGTAAATCGCGCCCTGCGCCGTGTAGCCCCAATAGTCTATAAAGTGCTGCCGCGTGCGGGTTTCGGGGTCGTAAATCTCCTCGAAATCCTTTACGCATTTAAGGTCGACAATGCACTTGTCGGGGTGATAGCTGTCAACCTTGATTTTGTACGGCACTCCCGAAATCTCCCCCGTGAAAATGACCTGCTTCTCTCCGCTCATGTAGAGCGAGAACAGCTCGTCGCGCTCCGCCCGCCGTATTATTTCGTCCGCATGGCGGTACTGCGCTTTAGGCTCGCCCTGCCGCGTGAATATTTCGGGGTGCTGCGCGCGGAAAATGTCGAGCGTCCCCTCATAATGCGCGTCGACGTAAGAGCCGACAAGAAGCGCGTCGGTGACCTCTCGGGCATATTCTCCGCGAAGCATGGCAAGCGCCGCCGCTTCGCATTTCATGAACGCCTTGAACTGCGAAGAACCCATGTATTTCATCTGATTTTCCGCGCTGAAATAGTTCTCGGAAGTTATCATAAGTAATTCACCGCCATTGTGCTGTCGTTTGTAGTCCTTGTCGCAATGAATTGCAGACCTTTTTCGCGGCATTTGTCGTACAGCTTCATGCGGTTTTCGTCCGACAGCTTCTCCGCGCCGTCTATGAGGATAATCCGCAGACCGTTCGGCTTTGAGAGCGCCACATCAATGCACAGCGAGAGCTTTTCGCCCTCGGAAAGATTGCTCACGGGAAGTCCGTGAATGAGAGGAATGCCGTTTTCCACCGAGAAGCCTTCGATAGGGATTGCGGCGGTTTGGAGAATTGTGCCGGGAAGCGCCCTCGCAAGCTCGATTTTGCGCGTAAGCTCGCTCGACTGCTCGGAAAGCTCCTCGATTTCCTCCTGCATTGTTTTCATGCGGCGATACTCGTTGAGGTGCTTTTTCATTTCCTCGGCGGTTCTCGCTTCGGCTTCCCATTCGGCGGTGTCAATGCGCTCCGTTTCAAGGCACTCGGCGGCTTTTTTCATGTCGCCGTCAAGCTTTGCGAGCTTCTCGCGATAATGGCTTTCGGCAAGCTCCGCCTTGCCTGCGAAAACCTCGTCGAGCGCTCCGAGCCTATCGCTTTTCGCGCGAATATCGGCTTTCAGCCGCTCAATTTCGGCAATGAGCGTTTCCTTTTCCGATTGAATTTTCTTCCGCTCTCCCGAAAGCTCGATTTCCTTTTCCGCTTCATAGCCGCGGATTTTGTTCTCATAGCTGTCGCGGAACGCTTGCGCGCGGTCGATAAGATTGTTGGATTTCTGCGCTTCGGTGATTTTCATGTAAACCTCGCCGAGGTTGTAATTCTCCCACTTTTCGGCTTGGAACTGCGCGGGAATATCCTTTGCAATGTCCGCGACGAAGGCTTTCTTGTTGCGAATATCACGATTGATGTCCTGCCGCCTGCGGAAGTAGTCGCCGTTTTCCGACTGAATATCGTCCAAAACCTGCAAAATATTTTGTTCATAGTCAACTCCGCTCGGGATTTCCCCGAACCATTCCCTTATCAGGTTCAAGTCCCACGGGAAGTCTATCAGGTCGAGAATAATGCGGTTCTGCTCGTTTTTCGGCAGACCGATAAACTCCACGGGGTTAATTTGCAGCGGCGTAAACAGCTCGCGCAGGAAGCTTTCGGGACTTGCGACTTCCCGTCCGTTTTCCTTTACGGATTTGTAGTCCGCTTGATTTACGCGCTTTCTGCGGTCTATGTGCAGTCCGCTGTCGGTTTCGATAATGATTTCGCCCTCTGTTTCGCCGTTCTTGACAATGAAGTCGCGCTCGCTCCGATTGGTGAGCGCATAGCGGATTGCGTCGATAACGGAAGTTTTGCCCGTGCCGTTTGCGCCCGTAAGCTCTGCGGACTTGCCCGAAAGCTCCTGCTCGGAAATCCCGAAAAGATTTCGGATTGTGATTTTAGTCGTTTTCATCAGTTGTTCCTCCTAACACATTCGGCGCTTCGCCCGCTTCGAGCCTTGCTTTTTCGGCTTTTGCGCAGCTTATGCACAGCGCCTTTCCGTATTTCTCATAAGCGTGCGCGGCTATTTTTTCGGCGGCAAACGTTTCTGTCCCGACAATCGCGCCGCCGCAGTCCTCGCAGACGAGAGGGATTTTCTCCTGCTTCGGCACGAACGGGCGAATGCGCAGACCGCCGAGGGTTTCTCTGCCGAATTTTACCGTCGGGTCGAAGTAAATCTGAACGGCTCTGCCGCTCCAGTCCTCAATATACGGTGAGCCGTACAGCTTTTGTATTGTTTTCATGTTTGTCTTGTTTAGGATAAACGGAAGAACCCCGTTTTTCAGGTGCGCGACAACCTCGAACTCCTTTTTGCCGTTTGTCCCCGTGATTTCCTCGCGCCTGACATAGTCAATCGTCACGATAATGTCCTGCCCTTCGGGGATTGAATAGCCGCCGAGGTAGTTCGGATTGGTTAGATTTTTCCAGTGTGTTTTTTCGGGCATTGCATATTGCTCCTTTCGAGTATTGTTTGTTTGTTCTCGTCTTTATCGGCTTTCATTTTGTTTGCCTTGTAAGCGTTGTATTTCATGCGGTATTCGTAGCTTTTCCCGAAAATATTCCACGCAGCTTTGACGACATTCGGCTCGTAAGGTTTAATCTTCTCCAAATCGTCAACCGCTTTGTAGGAAATAGGGCAGCCGCAGCAGCCTGTCCGTGTAAGTCCGTAAACCTCATAAGCGTCGGAATATCTGATACCGTAATGCTCCTTGTACCAAGCCTTGTCCGTGTCGGTGACGTAGTACAGCGGTCTTAGCCTGAATTGCCCGCTGCTTGTTTCCGCAAAGCACATTGTGGTGTTGTCCTTGCGAGGAACAGACCTCATTCCGCCCTCGTCCCTGCGCTCACCGGTGATAATCATCTCGTAGTCTTTCTGAACGTTATGAGCGACTTGTTTTTTGCAATAATCGCAGCACTTTGCGCTTATCCGAAAATCGGGAGGATATTCGCCGATAAAATCCCGCATATACTTCGACGAATTTATCACGAGCTGAATGTTTGGACGAGGCTCTCCCGCCGAGTTGCAGCAGCAAAGGAAGTTAATCACGCTCTCGCATTTGGGGTAACGCTCTTTCAGTTCCGCCCGCTTTGCCGCCTTGTCCGTTGCTTCCTCGTATTCCTGCGCAATTGTGAGCGGAACGCCTTTTTTCTGCCATTCGGACAATCCCGCCGACATGATT